ATAAAGCAAAAATATTAATAAAAAGTAAATTAATTTGTATATACTTACACTAGAGTTTAAATAGATTGCAGATAATGATTAAATCGGATAAAAAAGAAATTGAGTGTATTCATTATGCTCCCTTTCTAGTTATAAATGGGGTAAGTTTCCGATTTTCTTACCCCACAAACTCACAGGAAAATAAATGGATAATAGAACAAGGATAGCTTCAATGCTTGTGGCTCATAGGTATGCTAAAAATTTAACTCAAACTAAAGTAAGTCAAAAGTTAGGAGTGACTTTTCAGCAAGTGCAGAAGTATGAGAGAATGATTAATAAAATAACATCAGATAAGTTAATAGAGTTCTGTAATGCTTTAGATGTAAGATTACAAACTTTTCAAGATGGCGACCCTTATCAAGTTTTAGATGGTGCTGATATTTCTATTCTTAAAAAAGAAAAAGCTTTAAGCATTATTGAAAATTTATCTGAAAGATTTGATAAACCTTTATTATTAACTAAAGAAATGGAGATTACAAATGATCAAAGTTCAAGTAGATAAAGTATGGCTTGGAAAAGTAAGTGTAAGAGATTACATTTATAAGAAAGCTTTAAGAAAAAAGGAAAGTTTAGGCATAGTTCATGGTACAGAATATATGTGGATTCCTTACGAAAAGTTAAAATCTGCTAAATCTTACACAGAAGCTAGTTTTAAAAGCAAGTTTAATGGGAAAGAATATAGGCTTGTAGATTTTGATTGGAAACCTTATAAAGAAGATAATAGCAAACAGGAGAAATTATTATGAGTGGAGAAGAATTTTTAGATATTCCTAAAACTGATGAAACTCAACAATCTACACCTGAAGAAAATTATTTTTCAAGGTCTAAAAATCAATGGCTATTAGTTTCGGATATGTCCGATATGCATGTTCGGAGAGCATTTAAAAGATTGTTAAGAATGATTAGGCTAGGAACACTTATAGAGTTATCAGATTATGACCCTAAAAATGATGCCTTAATAAAAGAAGAAATATCTTATATTGAAAATCATCTTAATAAGATTAAGGATAAATTAAGTGACTGAACTTAAAGAAGAACACTTTGAGATAATAGATAGAAATAGACATAGACGACATGAAGAAATGAAAAAACAAGATAAGATTAGATTTGATAAATTAAGACAAATCGGTTGCATAGCTTGTTTAAAAAGAGGTCTTTTTTCAGAGCCTGTAATACATCACATTAGGAACCATACAGGATTAGGTTTAAGACCACCACATACTGATACAATACCTTTATGCCCACAACATCATAATATGGGGAATGAATCAGTACACTTAAATAAAAAAAAGTTTTATTCTTTGTTCGGAACAGAGTATGAACTTTTAGAAGAAACAAATCAAAAAATCAAACAACTAGAAAAGGAAGATATATTTTATGACAAAGGAAACGAATAAATTTCATGCATTACAATTATTTACAGATACATTTACTGCTGAAACTGTCCATTTAACTAACGAAGCTATAGGAATATATATAAGATTACTATGTTTTGCTTGGACTAAAAATGCAAGACCATTTAATTCAGAATCAGCATATAGGATTTGTCATTGTATTAATGATAATTGTGAAAAAAAGGTTGATAAAGTTTTAAATGAATTTTTTAAAAAATTTGAAGATAAATCAGATGCTATGATGCATACAGTAGAATTATGGATTCATAAAAGATTAGTACATGAGCATGAGTATTTAACTAATAAATACAATGCTAGAGCAGAAGCTGGTAAAAAAGGGGGTCTAGCAAAACGAGATTTAGCTACAAGCAAAACTCAAGCACCTATACCTATACCTAAACCTATACCTAATGATAAATATGATAGTCAGTTTGAGCAACTATGGAGTTTATTAAGTAAAAAAAGAGGTTCTAAATATAAATCTTATCAAATTTTTATTAAAGTAGATGGTAAAATAGGATTAACAATAGAGGATATTGCTAGAATTTATAATAATCAAATAAGAGAAATAGAGGATATTAAATTTATACCTCATTTTGCTACTTGGTTATCTCAAAGAAGATGGGAAATAGAAGAAGATAATGAAATACCTGATTTAATAAATAGATTAAAAGCATTAGGATATGTTTATAAAGGTGCAGAGGGTTCTTTTGAAAAATTTACTAAAGATGGAAAGGAGTATAAAATAGATAAATTTGATGAGAAACATCAGATTCAATTAGTTCAATGAAAGCTTTATTAAGAATATTTAAGTATTGCAGAAAAAGAATAATTAAATTAAGTATTGAAAATAGACAACTTAAACTGCAAATAGAATATTTAAGGGCTACATTAAACAAAGATGAATATACAAAGCATTAAATATGGCAGAAAAAAGATTAAAATTAAATATGAAATACTAAAAAATTTATATGGATTTTATGAGCCTAATAAGAACTTGCTTGTATTTGATAAAAGGGTAAAAGGAATAAAGTTGTTTAATACAATAATGCACGAGTTATTTCACATAATAATTTATCAATCAGGAATAGATGTAAATAATAGGGGAGAAGAACCTATTGCACAAGCTATTGGAGATGGATATGAAAAAGTATTTAGACAAAATCCTAATTTATGGAACTCTTTAACTAAACTATTAAAAGGATAATATGGAAATTATAGAAATGGATATAAGTGAGATAAAACCTTATAAAGATAATCCTAGAGAAATTTCACAAGAAGCAGTAAAAAAAGTTAAAAATTCTATATCAGAATTTGGAAATAATCAACCTATCGTAATAGATCAAAATAATGTTATAGTTGTCGGTCATACTAGATGGAAAGCATTAAAACAACTTAATAAAACTAAAGCTTTTGTAATTAAAAAAAATTTTGATAAAAATAAAGCTATTGCTTATGGAATTATGGACAATAGATCAGGTGCTGAATCTCAATGGGATAAGCAATTACTTATGTCCGAGTTACAAGTTTTAAAAGATGATAAATTTGATTTAGATTTAACAGGATTTGATGCATTAGAACTTAAAGACATTATGCTAGATAAAGATTTATTTGAACCTACTGACAAAGATGATCAAGGAAAGCTAGATCAAGACACTAAAGAAATATGTCCTGAATGTGGCCAAGTTATAAATGGATAAAGGATTATTTATAGACTATTGCAGTTATGAAGCTTCTAAATATGCAGTATTAAATTATCATTATTCTAAAGCTATGCCATCTGGAAAATTAGTTAGATTTGGAGTGTGGGAAGATAAAGAATTTATAGGCTCGGTTTTATTCGGTTCTGGGGCTAATCCTAATATGTCTAAAGTAGTTAATCTTACACCTTATGAAGTATGTGAATTAGTTAGAGTTGCTTTAAATAAGCATAAAAACCCTGTTTCTAAAATAGTTTCATTTTGCATGAAGAAGTTAAGAAAAGACTTTCCTAATATAAAAGCAGTAGTAAGCTATGCCGACCCTATACAAAATCATAAAGGAAAAATATATCAGGCTATGAATTGGCTTTATTTAGGCGAAACTAAAACTGCTACTCACTATATGCTAGATGGTAAATTTTATCATTCTAGATCACTTAATCAAAAAAATAGAGAAAATGAGACATTTGATAGGAGTGCTTATGAAAAAGTTTATTTAAAAAAGTATAAATATATTTACTTATTTGATAAAGGATTAAAGAAACAACTAAATGAAACATTAAAACAATATATTGCGTAGGCTTTAGAAAGGCTAGATGGTACCCCCATTTAGATAGATGGTGCAATTCCAATCCCTACGCTCCACACTTGAAATTAAACTAAAAAAAGACATAATAAGCTATATGGCAAGACCACTTAAAAAAATAGACCCTGAAGCAGTAAAGAAATTAGCGCAATTACATTGTACTTTTGAAGAGATTGCAGAATTTTGTGAGGTTTCTACAAAGACTTTACAAAGGCATTATGTCCACCTTATAAAAAAGGGGCGAGAGATGGGCAGAATTAGTTTAAGGAGAGCACAATTTGAAAAAGCTTTATCAGGTAATGTTGTTATGCAGATATGGTTAGGTAAGCAACATTTAGATCAAAGAGATAAGATAGAGCAAACAAACTTTAATGAGCCTTTACCATTAATTATAAATGCTAAACCAGAAGAAATAGAAGATGGCAAAAAAAAAGGGTAATGTCTTTGGTGCTGTAATAGAGTACACTAAAACAGAAAAAGGTACATCTATAGGAAGAAGACCTATAACTTCTACAATGAATAAAAATACTAGAAGACAAAAAGGTAAAGGGAAATATCGTGGACAAGGTAAGTAAAAAATTTTAAGATATAAAACTTCAAATTACAAACATAATATGATATTTAGTTTTTTATGGCTAAATATAAAAACAGAACTGTTAAACTTAACAAACCTATGCGTGGAGATGTTAAGAAGTTTAAAGTCTTTGTAAAGAATAGAAAGACAGGCAGAGTAGTCAAAGTTAATTTTGGCGATAAGAAGCTATCTATTAAAAAGAATATTCCAGCTAGAAAAAGATCATTTATGGCAAGATTTAGACCTATACTTGCTAAAGCAAGAAGATCAGGAAAACAAATAAATACAACTCCTGTATATTGGGCAGTTAAATCATGGCAAAAAAGTTTTAAAATTTAATTTATGAGTATAAATATGAACTATTATTTTACAGGAATATTAATTATTCTATTCTGTTTATTATGTATGGTAGAACCAGCATATCCTGATAGTACACAAACGAATAATAGTGGCTCAAATACTGCAATTGAGGGTGGCTATACCTCTACCTCTAGCACAACTTTTCAATCTGGGTCATCATCTAATACAACTACAAATTCTACTAGCAATAGCAATATTAAATCTGCACCCCCTACTGCTTCTGCACCCTCTTTTTCTGCTCAAAGTCAAGATGTATGTGCAACAGGAGTATCAGTAGGAATACAAACATTTGGTACAGGCTTTTCTGGTGGTAAAACTAATAGAGATATGAATTGTGAAAGAATTAAATTAGCAAAAGTTCTTTATGACTTTGGAATGAAAGTAGGAAGTGTGGCTTTATTATGTCAAGATGAAAGAGTATTTGAAGCTATGATTAATGCTGGCACACCTTGTCCTGTAGATGGTAAGATAGGTAAAGAAGCATTAAAGATTTGGAATAGATATGAATTTGAAAGACCAGATTATGAAACTTACGTAAAAAGAATCAAAAAAAGAGCAAAGATTGATAAGAAGATTAATAAAGCAGAAGCTAAAAAATTAGAATTACATACAAAATGACAAGGAAAACTAATACAATGTTAATAGGCTTATTAGGTACAATTCTAATGGGTTTAGCAACATGGACATTAGTAACACTTATGGAACTTCAAATTTTAGTTAATATGATTCAACAAGATTTAATAAGTATTGATAAACAATTCGGCAGAGTTTATAACTTTATAGATTCAGTAAGAAACTAATGATTTGGTTAATAATTTTTATAGGAGTAATGGCATATGCAGTATATCGTATCAATCGTTTTGCTGATGATATTAACCCTCGGAACTTCTTTAGCAGAAGAAAAGACGACAAATAATTTAATTACTAATGGTAATTTTGAAACAGGAAACTCTAATAGTTGGACTACTAATGGAGATGTTCAAGTATTAAATGATTGTTGTACCCTTAATAATATTCCTAGCAATTATGATTTAGAGTTTGGAGATAGTGGTTCAATAGAGCAAGAATTTAATTTAAGTACAGATACAATTACACAAGATATGCTTAATAATGGAATTACATTAGATAGCACAGTAGAAGTACAGAATGGAGAATGTGCTGTTGCTGGTTGTTGGGGTGGAAGTGGTGGAGCAGATTCATTTACAATAGTTCTTAAAATAAAAGATTCAGATGGCAATGTTCTTGCTACAAGTACAAAGATTAGAACAGATGTAACAGGAATTAATGGTGCTAACTTTACAGATACTTTAACCTATAATGGCCAAAACTCTAATTTAGGAAATCTTAATATAGCTGGAACTGATGCTAATGCTCCAGCAAATCTAGGTGGTGCTAATGTAGATAATATTTCTGTTACTATGACTTATGATGATACAGTTATTTCTAATGAGATTATTGAAGAATTAGAAAATGTATTTGAAGATTTAAAAGAAGAAATATTTGAAGAGTTAGAGTTTAAAAAAGAATTTACATTTAATGAAGAATTTACTTTTGAAGTAGTTCAAGCACCAGAAATTAAGGAAGAATTAGAAATAGAGCAAATAATTGAAGAGTTATCTATGCCTGAAAAAGAACCTGAAATAATAGAAGAAGCAGAAATTGTAGAAGAAGTTATAGAGGAAAAGCCAGAAGAAGAAGTTATTACAGAAGAAATAATTAAGGAAGCTAAAGAAGAAATGCCTGAAGAAATTAAAGAAGAAGCACCAGAGCAAATGGCAGAAGAAAAAGAAGAAGAAATTATAGAAGAAACTAATGAAGAAACACCTACTAAAGAAGTTAAAACAAAGGTAGCAAGTAAGAAAACAAAGAAACCTAAAATAGATAAGATAATGGCAAAAGTAGATGAACAAATTAAAGATAGTGCTAAAAATTTAGTTATTAAAAATATAATTAAATTAGATGCTATGCAGAATGATCAAGCTTCTCTAGTAGCTTATAATAATACAGAGTTTTATAAGCCTAAAGATATTTATTTGAATCAGATAGAGATATTTGATAATAGGTCTATATATGCTAATATTGATTTAGTTAAATATACTGCTAATGATATAATGGAAGTTAAGATAAAAAAACTAAATGAAATTAAGTCTAAAAAAAGGCTATTACTTTTAGAATTACAGGAGTTAAAACAATGATTAAAAAGATACAAGACAATCTAACAAATATAGTAGTTGTATTAGGACTAATAGCTTCTATAGGTGCTGGATTTACAAAGTTTGCTAATATGGAATCAAGTATAGAGCAATTAAAAAATCAAACTGCACCTGATACTACAGGAATAGAAACTAATGCTTTTGCTATAACAGATATTAATACAGATATAGCAGTAATAAAACAAAAGCTAGAAACACATGGCCATAATAATGATCATGCTCATGATAATACTGATATTAAAATTTTAAAAAAAGAAATAGAAGTGTTAAAGCTAGAGATACAAGAGTTAAAAGAATCATCTAAAAACCCATTAAGCTAATGAAATTTATTTTAGCTTATACTATTTGCTCTGCTATGACAGGCTTTTGTAATACTCCTGTAGTACACCCTACAAGTTTTAATAGTTGGACAGATTGTACTAAACATGGTGCAGTTGTAACTATAAAGGTAACTAACGAATTTCAAGAAAGATTTAACAAGGAAAAATTATACATTTCGTATTTCTGTAATGAACATAACCCTGACAAAACCACAACTTGAAGTAAATAATTCAAAAGCTAGATTTAGAGTATT